TAAGCGCTTATTCACATTGTCAGGTCCAAGCTGTCCTCTAGTTACATCGACAATGTAAGTAAAACCATCTGCGCCTAGAGCTTCTCGCACACCTACTGTAAAGTCGCCCTCATTTTCGGTAGCCCCAAAATCCCAAGCCCTAACTTGTTTCAATACATCCGCAGGCAAAGCATCAACAATTTGAATATTGTCGGGCTTAAAAAAACCGCCTGCTGGCGGTGATGGCATTTGTCGGTACTGCCCGGCAAATACATATGGTGCTGCTTGCTCCATTAGCCTCAATTTTTGGATATTGTGTTTTGCTGGCCACAGTGCGGATCCGTCTTCCTGAATAGCTGAAAGACATAGATGCTCCCATACTTCACCGTTACCACCAGCTACAGGAACGCCGTCTTTTCTATCTCCTAACAACCAGCCCGACAAATCGTCCTCATGCAGTCGCTGCATAATCACAATGATTGGCGTATCTGGCGAGTTAGTACGCGATTCGAGTGTGTTCTGAAACCAATCAATTACCCCTTCTCGAATAGTTTTTGATGAAGCTTCATGTGCTTTATGTGGGTCATCAATAATAATGCAGCCACCAAAGCCTTTACGAAGTTTTCCTGCACCAAAACCAGTAATCGTACCGCCTGTACCTGTCGCATAGCAGACACCGCCTTGAGAAGTTCTCCAGAAGTCTTTAGCCTTACTATCATCACGCAATGTAAGCTCAGGAAAGACTTTTCTATACGCCTCTTCTTGTACAAGAGTTCGTATTTGGAAGGCATTATTTGCGGCAAGCATTGCCGAGTAACTGATATGAATAAACTCACAGTCTGGATTCTTACCAAAACACCATGCCATAAAATTAATTACAGCAATTTCAGTTTTAGAATATCGTGGTGGAACGTTAATAATTAACCGCTTTATCTCTCCGCGATAAACTTTTATTAAAGCTTCGCAGATTTCTAAGTGGTGCCAATTTTGCATCCATTTATAACCACGGCGCTCCTTAAACATGTACCTTGTGAAGAAATATAAATCTTCTTGCGCCTCGATCCGGATGGCTTTATCCCGAGCCGCATCAGTACTCATCTAAGACTTCCCTCCGCGCTTTTAAGTAATCTTCCATTGGAACTGGAATTTCTGAATTAACTGTTTGGACTGGTCCGCCGTCTTTGCCTGTAATTTCTTGGCGATTAGTAAATTGACCACCAATGTCTTTAGCGGCTTGCTCAAGAATTTTTAAGGCTGTTTTGACGTTTCTAGTCTTCTCAAGTTGTCTTTGGTATTGCTTCAATCGGTAGTACTTATTAGCAATTGGAATATCAATTAAGCCTTTATCAAACTCATCTCTGGTTTTTTCAAATAGTTCGACATACTTTTTGCTTAAGTTCTTACCAGCAACCTTTGTAGGGTCATAAGTTGCAACTTGAACACGATCTATATCAACGCCAAACTCTTGTTTTACGAGTTCAGCCACTTCTTGAGGTGTATCACGACAAGCAAGAGACTGAACTATAAAGATTTTCACAGGCTCTTTTAGTGTCGCCATAACTTCCTCATCGTATAACTACGTATAACAAAATGGGCAAAAAAAAGAGCCATTAGGCTCAATTGATTACACAGTTTCCACAACATTTCGAAATATCTAAATCAGAAACAAACGGCGGGTTTTTAGCAACTTCAATAAGCCTCTTAACACTGTCATTTGCTCCCCAGCGTTTTACAACACCGATAAACTCTTCCACATCGTGACAGGCTAAATAGTGCTTTGGTAAGCCAGTATGATCACTGTAAATAATTTCACCGTCCGAGTCTCGCTCTACACCGATGTGATAAAGCTCATGTTCAAGCAAAGCACAGAACTCGCTATCGTTTGCCTTTTCACAAAAGCTTGCATCGATTGTGATTAAGTAAACTGGAACGAATCCGAACCAGTCGCGCATTTGCTGCTCTTGTCGGGCTTTCTTCCAGCCGCCTTGTTGAAACATAACCTTTTCACATTGGCCAAGCACCATACGCTTAGCTCTGGTATAAGCAGAAGAAGCCCATGCAAAAGCCAAGAAACCCTCATTGTCATGAAGCATCTCAGCGATATGGTCATGGTCTGGATTATGTAAAGGACCACCAAGCGTAAGAAAATTAGCAACTACCCATTGTTTTAAATCAGGTGCCGGTATTAAACGGAGTGCTTCCTCTTCTTCTGCCTGATCCATAAAATCAGTTGGAGGAAATGGTCTGATCTGATCCATTAAATATTTGCCTCTTTAAATTCTTTAGCCATTGGCTTTCGAAATGAGCTTGGATCTGTAATGGACCAGATTCATTAATCTTAAATCTTGGTGCTGCCTCTAACCGAACAACGGTATATCCCATTGATTCAGCAACATCGTAACGGTCCATACTCCACGCCTTTGTTGCCAGCTTGCCCTTTCGTCCACCTGACCAGGGACCGCCAGCAATTTCAACTAAAATACGATGTTCAATTAAATGAAAATCAAAACGCCAATGCTTTGTTGATTTAAACTGGAATTTCTTTTCGTATTTAATTTCCAGATTGTCTAAAGCTTCAGTAAATTCTTCCTCTGCCTCTAAGTACTTTTGAGTAGCTTTAGGTAGCGGTCTGGATTTAGGCTTGGTTTTAGGTTCTTTTTTCCGAGTAAGCCAAAAGTACTCTTTATCGTCCATTTATCTTGCCCATAAAAAAACCGCCCTAAGGCGGTGGCTAAACTCACAGGCAATATAGTATTACTTCTTAAAAGTTGCCTTATAAAGCTTTGAATTAAAGTAATCCGTAATTTCTTTACCTTCGTTTTGAATTTTTTCCTCATTTAAGGGTAAAAAATCTAATTCAGATTTGAAGCTCATATACTCTGGAATAAATTTCTTTATAGGCGGAGGTGGTTTAGGTCCACCTTCTGTAATTTTTTCGATAAATCCAGCTAACCATAAAATATACTCACCTTCTGAATTATGAGGAGGAATCAAACTCACATCTATTTTTACTTTACATTCATCTAATTGTTTACTAAACAATTCAACAAAATCAATAAAATTATATTTTAATTTAAATTTTGTTCCCTTAATTTCTCTGCGTATACATGTCATAAGTAAGTTCATATTTTCAATACAGTCATGTGAAAACAATTCCTCATCTTTAATTTTGTTATAAATATTTTCCGCAAACATGAGATACTGTGTCATTTCAGCAGCTCCTCATTTTTATAAAGTATTTTTCTTAAGGTAGTCCTATTATAACAATGTTGCAACAAGAAATTTTCCATTTTTAGTTTAAGAAAATTTTAAAAATTATAAAAACGATTATATTCAATAAATTAGTACAAATAAAAGCTATGGAAGTTTGATCTTTCTATTGAGCTTTAAAATGGATTATTGTGTTTAAATCATCAATTTAAAAAGCTTGCCTAGTAGGCAAGCTCCCCCTTTTTTTGATATTTGCGCTGATCAATAAGGTTTAGTGTTACTTAAAGCAACACACTGATAATACTGAAATATTTAAAAATAAAAAAGCCCACTTCCTATTTTTATTCAGAAATGGGCTTAGCGAAAAAAACGCTTAAACCTGAAATAGAAAATATCTATTCGGAAATATCTCCAACTTCATATTGGCATAATATTTAAGCACTAGCATTAGGGATTGAATTAAAAATATCAAATATTCATATTTAAATAGATAAAGATTTATTTTTAAATAGTTTTATTTTTAGCCTACATAATTTTTTTACTTATCAAGAGTTATAAAGAATATGTGCCCATCAATAGGTAATACTTAATAAGGTCTTATGTGTAGTAACCATTAGGCTCTAGAGACTAAGAACTCAAACTGACTAAAAATAAAAAATAATTAATTTTCAATATTAATGATCATATACTGCAAAGTTATGTATATTCCAACTTCTCCATTGTTGAGTGCCTCATATAAGTCTTCATCAACGAAATCTCCAGATTCATCATATAGCCATTTATGAATTTGAATAATTTGTATATTCCCTTTTTTGTCTATTCTTGCTATTGGGTCTATTACGGACCGAACTATCACCTTCTTCTTCGTCTCAACATCAAGCAATGTGATAATTGTCATTTTAAAATCCTTATAAATATCCTGTATAACAACTACGCTCAATCAATAAAGATTTTTATATTTAAATTACTTAAATAGCAATCTTTTCAATCTAAAAAATAAATTAAAAACACTTCAATAGTATGTGCCTATTAGAAAAGATACCTTAAATATTCTACTAGCAATAAAAAACCGCTTTAAGGGCGGTTCATCTAAAATTCACAGGTACTTAATGAAGATTTTTTTTCTGTCTTTGCATCTTTCTGGGCTCACAAATTTTTCCAATAAAGTTAGTTAACCACAAAATACTTTCTTCACGATCTTCAAAATGAGGTATAAGGCTTAAATCTACTTTTATTTTGCGATCAGCTAAAGGCAAACTTAAACAATGTTCAAAGTCTATTGAGCTGTACTTCAATTTGAGTCTTTTTTCTGCAGCTTGATTCTTTATCTCAGCCATAATGCGATTTAGATTAACAATCAAATTATTTGAAATTTTATTATTTTCATATACCCGTTCGTAAACTGTCTCAGCTACATCAATGTAATTTATTAGCTCTACATTCTCATTCATAGCATTTGTACTCCGTTTTTTTAATTATTCTCCTAAAATCATGTTTATTTGAGTTACCTAATGCATCATCTAAGTAAATATTGTTTAAATTCGATTAATTTAATTTTAAATAAATTATTGAATTAATAATATAATTATTGGATTTTATAATATCTTTATACATCTTTATCCTTAGCAAATTCAATTAAAATTTAATAAAAACCCCCGCCAATAATCGATATTTAGCGGGGCCGTTTGTGCCGTAATACGTCCGGCAAACGATAAAACTAGTTTTTAGGTGATCTAATGATATTTAGAACTTTCTCAGACATATCATGTAAGTCAGATCCAATTGGCAACCAGAAATGGAACACCGTATTGTCGCGGTTAAAAACTTGCTTGTAGTACTCAGTTTTAAAAGATGGGTCGATATCTGAAGCTTTTAACAATCGCCCTTCTTTTTCAATCTTTTGCCCGTCAAGTTCACCACCAACACAGATATTCATTTTAAGTACCAGATTTTAATTAGACTGGACTATAGCACAAAATAAAAAAGCCCACCGATTGGCGAGCTCTTAAATTCATTCTGGCGATTACTTTACATTTCGCCCATTTTAGAAATCTTTATACTCAAGTGTATACCCAACTGTCAAGCGTAAGTTTCTTGACTATCAGGAAGTTCAAAACGGAATGATCGAGAAATACGCGATCTAATTTCATTTTCCCATTCTGCAACAATAGATTCTCCAAATAACTCAAACTTCTGATAGCTTTTTATATATGCAGTCTTGGTGGCAACAATACCTGCAATTTTCATTTTTTCATTTAACGTATATGGTCGCTTACCAGTACCATTACATTTTTCACAAAACCTTGCCCCATCAGGAAAACCCTTTGAATTAAAAGTTTCAAGTTTTCCTATTCCTTGGCATGCTCCACACATAGCTTTAACAAAAACATGGCCACGCAAAATAATCTCAGCCATACCTTTTGCCAGATTAGTAAGATCACCTTGGGCATTAGTAGGGGTAAATTTTTTCTTTACCATTTCTTTATGAATCTCTACCGCTAATTTATTTCGCGCTCGGAAAAAATTACCTGATTTAATCTCACCACGAACAAACTCAACCTTACCCGGAATATCTTCAATACGGCGTTCGGTTTGAAAATTAAAGTCATACTTACTGTAAAAAGTTTCAGTCTGTTTTTGTGCTGGGGTAATTATTGCGATTCGCTCAAAATCAACCTTTTCAATCAAGACAGTGGCCCAAAGCTTTGCAGCTGGCGATAACAGCGCTAATTCACCTAAAACTACATCTTTCGAAATTTTCTTTCCTTCAGCTTTGCCTTGAGCAATAGCAAGGCGAAGTAACTCAATAAAATCAAACTTTTCAACCAACATAATCGCCTTCCTATTTACCCTTAATTAATAATTCAATTTGCTTTAATGCCATACCGGACTTAACTTGCTCTGTGCTGAACCGTAAAACTGTAAAACCCATCATTGCTGCGGAGTTGTATTTCTCCATATCCCCTATATAGCCTTTGCCCCTTGTATGGCGGCCTCCACTCCAGATCCCGCCTTCTACCTCAATCAAAATCTTTTTACCCGTTATTAAAAAATCTGCTCTCCATTTACGATCAGGATGGAACTTATATTCCTGTTCAAAACCAATCTTGCATGCTCTTAAATGCGTTGCCAGAACCACTTCACCCACACTTGGTTGTCTGGCAACTTGCTTTGCTGAACGGCGCTTTTTATTTTTCTTTATGGGAAATAACTTGCGGTATTCAGCAATGCTGACTGATGACATCAAGCACCACCTTTGAGCACTTGCTCTATAGCTTTAAGGGTTCGAATCATTGCCATTTGTAGAAATTCATGATTGCCGCGCATGTCTTCTTCAACATACTGCAAAGCATATTGAG